TGGGTAGCCTCTCGCAAGATGCGTAACTTGAATTTAGCGCAATCCTTTAAGGTAGATGAAAACGAAGCTCTGGGTGCGGTTGTGAGTGAGACAGAGCAACGCGCCTTATCGGGCAAGGTAACGCCGGATGGACTATGAACTAAAGGGCTACGCCCCTGACCTAGACCCTACGCTTCCCGGTGTCGTGCCGGAATGTGCGGCATGGATACCCTCAAACCGGGGCATGAAAGCGGCCCCCTCTCCGGTGGATTTAGGGTTTGATGCCCTGGCAGCGGAATGTCGTGGTGCGGCGATATTAAAACAACTGGACGATACGGCAAGGCTATTAGCTGGCACAACGACCAACATGTACGAGGAAGGTTCTGGTAGCTGGACTTCCCGCTATGCTTGTGGTGCGGGTGAGACATTAAGTGCTGTTCATAAGTGGTCGTTTGGTATCTTTGGGAATATTGAACTGGCTATCTCTCCCAATGTGCCGATGATCGGTTCAGATACGGGCGCGATGTCTACCATTGCCAAGGGCGGTGTTGATGCCCCTGCGGGCAGGGTCGTGGTGACGGTGGGGGATTTTGTTTTTGTATTTAATTACACCTTTGACGGAACCCATTACCCCGATGGGTGGAAGTGTTCTGCCATTGCCGATCATACGGACTGGACGGATGACGTAGCGACCCAGGCGGATTCGGGCCGTTTATATTCGACACCGGGAAAGATTATCGGAGCCAAGCGGTTTGGTGAAGGTGTCGCGGTTTACAAAAAGAACGCTATTTATATCGGCATTTATGAAGGCCCGCCTAAGATATGGCGATGGGTTGAGGTTCCCGGTGAAGTGGGTGCGATGTGTAACGAGGTGATTGTTGACATAGGAACCCCTGAAGACCCCAAGCATATTTTTATGTCGCCAGCGGGTGATTGGTATATGTTCGATGGTGCCAAGCCGGTTCCTTTATTCGCGCCATGTAAGGCTGAAGTTTTTGGTGAGTTAAATAATAAAAAGGAAGAAGAATGTAACGCTACGCATGACCGCATTAATGACCTGATTTACTTTTATTATCCGGTGGGTTCTAACGACTATTCGGACAAGTGCGTAGTCTATTCCTATCGGCAAGACCGATGGGGGCGCGATGATCGTGAGATTCACGGCGCAATAGAATATATCTCTACCGGCACAACTTACGGCGGTGTGGGTGCGTTATATTCGACCTATGCGGATTTACCGAATAATACTTATGGCAATGCGTTTCTAGGCGATAGCCAGATATTGCCTGCGGTATTTAATGCCTCTGACAAGATTGTAACCTTAACCGGAACCGCAGGGAGTTCGTCATTTACCTCTAACGAGTTTGGCGACGACACGATGTATACCATGTTAACGCGGGTTAAGCCGAGATACCTAACGGCACCCTCAAGCGCACAGATGTTAAATCGGTATAAATACAATATCGGTGATTCATTTACAGACGATACAACCACGAGCGAGACATCTGAACGGTTCGATGTCATGCGTGAAGCCCGGTGGCATCAATGTCGTTTTGACTATACGGGCGATGTTGAGATACCAATGGCGAAGATAGACCTTATGGTAAGTGGTGATGAGTAAATTTACCAATTCACTATGGCCGTATAAATACAATCGTCAAACGATAACAAGACTACTACAACCATTAGCAACAACGTTTAACCAGATGGTTGATGGTTATCTGTTTCAGGTTGCGGATAGTGCGCCTATTACGACAAGTCGCACATTAACCGCTGCGGAGTCTTTTGCCCCGGTGGACGCTTCGGCTTCGGCGGTGACGGTTTATTTATTATCGGCTAAAGAGACAAAAGGAAAAAGGTTCACGGTGAAGAAGATAGATTCCAGCGCCAACAAGGTGATTGTTGATGCGAGTGGTAGTGAGACGATAGACGATGCAACCACGGCGACATTAAGCGCACAGTATGAATCTATTTGTACTATGTCGGATGGTTCGGAGAACTGGATAGTTTAATGGCTTATCAACCTGATTTAGTGAGTAGTGATCCCGGTATAAGCGATCCTATGCTGGGGATTCCAGCGGGGAACTATAGCGGGTATTCCGTAGTCAACAAGTTTGGACGGTCTACAAATGTAGACTCCGGCGTAGCCACGGATATTCACGATGGCGCAAATGCCGACAGTTACCCCACTGCCGCGCTAGATGACCGAGACACCTGGCAAGCGCCTACACAAGCCAGAACACACCAGATTAAATCGACTGATGTCAACGACGATGGCGACCCGGTGGGAACGGGCGCGAGAACAATACAGATTTATGGTTTAACCGCCTGGACAGACACATCCGAGACATCAGAAACGATAACATTAAACGGCACAACAAACGTAGCCACCTCAAATAGTTACGTCATTATTCATCGGATGAAAGTATTAACGGCGGGCAGTAGTGGCCCGAATGTCGGCACGATTTACGCCACGGCTGATACTGACTCCACAATAACGGCGCAGATAAACCCGGCTGAGGGTCAAACCCAAATGGCGGTATATGGTATCGGCGCATATGATGCTTATATGGTTCAGTATTACATGAGCGCGGTAAAAGGTGCGGCGAGTGTTGGCATTGAAACAACCTTACTGGTGAATAACGAACCGGACAGCCAGCTAACCAGTTTTCTAGTAAAACACACTTTAGGTTTAGCGACTGAAGGTACAAGCAAGTACACGCATAAGTTTGAGCCTTATTTCAAGATCACGGGACCAGCGATTATCAAGCTCAGAGCTAACGCCAGCGCTAACAATACGGACGTATCGGGCGGCTTCGACCTGATACTGGTCGATAGATGATAGACTTGCGGATATTTCCGCTGGATTTGACCTTATTCTGGTCGATAATTAGGAGTTAGATATGGCGAGCGGTGGCGGTGGTAGTTCTGCGCAACCTTTTTCCGGGCTGCATAGATATTTAGGCGGAGATATTCAGGGTGCCTTGCCCGAAAGGACATTTAACAGTCCGGGCATTCAGAGCAACCCGATTGATTTAAGCAATATCGGTTTGGGGAGTTCGTTTAATCTTGGCCCGCAATATCCGACAGGCAGTCAGTATCCTGTTGAGCAGACATTTGAGCCAACCTTTGATGTCTCGCAGGCTTTTGCGCCTCCACCCCAACCACAAATGCCGCCTATGCAAATGTGGAAGATTCCGCAATTCGATCCAATGGACGAGTCTGGCGTTCCTGCGCCAAGCGGTTATACATATATAACTATGCCCGCAGGCGTGACCCCAACAAGGCACAATAATTCGCAGGTTCAGTATTCAATGGTGCATAAACCAGAGCTATATAATGGAGGTTGAGAAATTCGATAAGTGGTGTATGGGGAATGTAGATGCGGTTAATTTTCTTGTTACTTTGTTTGAAATATCGCAGATAGCCGATGACCTGGCAGATAAGGACATAGAGGCTAATCCACAGAACGTAACCAGATTAATGCACAAGGCAATGGTTGAATTACCGTTAAACAATTTCTATCGCCAATATTCTCATCTGTTGCTCCCGATATTCTCCACTTCATTAACGATATGGGGCAATACGGATAGATGGGGAAAAGAGGGCGGAGAGGTTTATGGTTTTGTTTATCGTGAGGTATTGGAGCAAGTAATAACGATGGTCGCTTTCATTGTAGGCGGGTGGGAGCATTCTAATTTAGTGACTAACGAGGTGAGTGTTTATTATCACCGGGACGATGAATCAGTGAACAAATGGAAAAACGAAATTACCGGAGGCGATCATGGGTAGCGGCGGAGGCGGCGGTAGCGATGCGCCAGCAAATACAACGCAAACCACAACGGTAGAGATACCGGATTGGGCGCAGCCACATGCCCAGAATCTCTTACAGCGTGGTAATGCCTTGTCTCAATCGCCCTATACGGCGTATGAGGGTCAACGGGTTGCGCCCTTAACGGGAGAGCATGAGTTAGCCCTACAGGGAATAACCAACCGGGCGATTATGGGTTCACCGGATATTTCAGCCGCAAGGGGGAATATGGCAAATACTTTAGCCGGGACATACATGAATCCAAACTCTAACCCGTGGTTAGCGCCAATGATGGAACAGGCCGGGAATCAGATAACGGATCATTATCGCAAAGGTGTAGCGGCACAGACCGATAAAGCATTCTCTCAGGGCAATTCAATGGGGTCTTCGGCTTATCGTCAAACCGTACAGGATAACCAATCGACTTTGGCGAGAAACTTGTCTGAGGCCGCAGATCGGTTGTATTACAATAATTACGGCGATGAAAGACTGGCACAACAACGCGCTATGACATTAGCGCCGCAAATGGCGAACCTAGACTACCAGGATGCCCAGGCCTTGCTAGGGGTGGGTGATGTTCGCAGACAATACGGACAAGATATATTGAATACCAACCTGCAAAACTGGACGCAAGCCCAGCAAGACCCCTATCGAAAGTTGGACGTGCTTTCTGCGGCGATTTCCGGCGCGGTGGGCGGTTCTGGTTCATCCACGTCGAACACCACGGGTACGCCGTACCAGGCCTCCCCGGCTGCGGGTATGTTGGGCGGTGGTTTGCTGGGTTACGGTTTAACTCAGGGTACTCAATATAATCCATTACTAGGTGCTGGTGCTGGATCACTACTTGGAGGAATGATGTTATGAGCAGCGTACTAGAAGACATTACAGAGGGTGCCGGTGATTTTATTAGTGATAACCCTTGGGCAATTCCGTTGGCTTTTATGGGCGCTCCTAGCATAGCGGCAGCGGCAGGGATGGGATCGGCAGCAGGCGGTGGTTTAGCCGCTGGTCTTGGAGAGGCCGCGCTAGGCGATGCGGTTTTGGGTGGTGGCTTGGCTTCTATTGCTGAACCTACGGCTGGATTATTTGGGTCGGCATTAGCACCTGAAGCGGTTGCGGCATCGTCGGCACTAACGCCAGCTTTTGCCTCCGGTGCGGTTACTCCAGCGGCGGTTCCAACTTCACAGTTTTTAGCCCCTGGCATGGGCGGTGAGTTAGGTATGGGCATATCTCCGGGTGCGCTCAATTCTGCTATGCCGGTTCCCGGTGGGCTTCAAACAAGCATGACAATCGACCCGTTAGAGGCAATGCAATATGGGTCGCTGTTAGGCGCGGGCGGTGGACAACCCGAACAGATGCCTTCTGCCGGTGGTGGCGCGAAACCCGGCCAAATGCAGCAAGTCAGTTTTATGGGTGCTGCACCCGTTAATCAATACACGCAGCTACAACCTACTGCCGGAATACTGGATGAAATACAGCGTTACATGATGGGGTAAATTATGAAAGGTGGAATCTTAAACACTCAACCGCAGGCTGGCTTGCTCAATAACCCTTATAGCTCATTGGGCCTTAATATCCTGATGAACGCCGCTAACGGTGTGCGTAGTCCGATAGTTAACGGTTTTGCCGGGTGGCAGCAGGGAATGGCGGCACAACAGAAGTTAGCGGCTGATAACCAGTATCGCCAATTACAAATGGAGAAGCTACGCCGCGAGGTTAACGCGCCCACTAAGCGCGACATGAAACAAGATGTTAATGGTCAATGGCGGTATGTCGATACAGGTGAGCCGGTGTTTGGAGTACAGAAAACACAAGACAAGCCGAAGGAGTGGATTGTTGGGGCGGACGGTCAATTCGTCAGAAATCCGGTTGTAGTTGATGCTACGATTGATGAGGCAAGACGCAGGGCGGAAGCAACTAAACAGGTGCAAATGGACATTGCAGCAGCCAGTAAGCCGGACGCTATTGAAGGCACGATGAGCGAAATTCCCAGCACTACAGACTTGCTCCGTTATCGTGACCCACAAGGAAATCCGCCTCCGTATGATATGACCAAGCAGGAATTAAAGGATTTTGGTTATCGCTTAATGGATAAACCCACGGAGGCAGATAGACGCACAGCTTATGTGGCTGACAGTCTAGGTACGGCATCAAGTAATGTAATGTCAGTATTACAAGACCCTGGGTTTGATCCGACTAGCGCAGGAAATATGTTAGGCGATATGACTAACTTTCTAGCCTCTCCGCAGTACCAGAAATATAAAGCCGGATCAGATGAATGGGCGACCAACCTTGTATTTCTTCGGTCTGGCGCAACAGCAAGACAGGAAGAGAAAGATTCTGCATTCAGTAATTACTGGCCGCAGCCTGGAGACGATCAAAGCACGATTGATTTTAAAAATATTCTCAGGGCTGAGCAGGAAATTAACGTATATAAACAGGCAGCGCAAGCTGGGCGTGTTGCGGCTGATGACGCGAAAAGGCAAATTGATTATCGAAAGGATTTACTGTCACGATATAAGAAAATTCAGGAGATGAGAAAAAAATACAAGGGCAAGCATAATGAGCTATTTCAGGAATATCAAAAGCGTGTTATGCAGGGTCTTATCCAACCGGGAGCAAGGTGATGGGCGAATTTTCTGATTTATCGAATGAAGAATTATTGGCAGCACTTAAACATACTTCAGCGGAGAAACCCGATGCCTCTCTAGCTAAAGGTATTGTAACTGAGTACGCTCAAGGCGCATCTTTTGGTACGGCGGATGAGGGAAGGGCGGCAATCGAGGCGGCGCTAAATCAAACAACCGATGATAACGCTTCTCTTTCGGATGACTATCGTTTTTACCATGATAATATTCAGCAGGAACGTGATGCTTTTATTAAGGAACACCCATACACAGCGTTTGGCTCTCAACTAGCAGGCGGCATGTCTGCTGGTTTGCCGGGGATGAAACGACTTGCGGCTACACAAGGGTTCAGTAATTTAGCTCCTGCTTTGAAGTTTGCGATTCCAGGCGGTGCTGGTGGATTGTTATACGGTGCTGGCGCGGCACAACCTGGAGAACGTCTTGAGGGTGCTGTACAAGGTGCGGGGATGGGTTTCGGTACAGGTTTGCTTATGCACCCAGCGTTACAGTTAACCGGAGCTATCGCCAACAAGGTTGGACAGCCAGCTATAAACTATCTCCGCTCTCAATTTACCGGGCCGCAAACCCAAGCGATGAGGCATTTAAGACAAGCGTTTCAACGAGACAATGTTGACGAAGCTCAAGCTATAAAGAATATAAAGGACAGCACCCATAAAACTGTGTTTGAATCTGGCGGCGCTAATACGAGAGAGTTGGCTGATACGGTTACGAATATGCCGGGGAAGTCTCCTGAAATGGCAAGACAGACATTTTCTCGCAGACAGGGGCCGGGGCAGCAAGCGAGTCGATTGGTCGAGGGGTTTAAAAAGATATTCGGTACTGATAAGAAATATCTTGAGTCTTTCAAATCTTTAACCAAGGCAAGACGTGATGCCGCAAAGGGCGCTTACGATGAGGCGTTTGCGGTAGAGACTCCTTTTAATGAAAGGCTCGCTAAAATTCTTGAGACACCTATGGCTAAGTCCGCATGGAAGAAAGCGCAGAAAGCGGTGGCGGATGATATTGACGATGCTCCATTGCCGGAGATATTTGAAACGGTAATGAAAGGAGACAAGACAGAGCTTAAGCTAGTAAAACTGCCAAACACGAAGGCATGGCATCATATCAAGCGTGGGCTGGATGAGGTTATTGAGAAAGAAACGGATTCCTTAACGGGCGCTGTCTCATCAAAAGGTCGGGCGGCGGTTAAGTTGAAACATGATCTGCTTACAGAGATGGACGCACATAATAAACCATATCAAGCGGCTAGGAGTCAGTATGCCAGTGATAGTGCTAATATTGCCGCATTAAAACGTGGCAAAAGGGTCTTGCTTGAAGATGCCGAAGACATTGCGGACGATGTTGCGAAAATGTCAGATAGTGAAACAGAGGCTTACTTGATCGGTGTAATGAAAGCAGTTAGAGACAAGGTTGTTTCGTCTGGCGGTGGCACAAACGACCCAACGAAATCAATCATCAACAACGGACTATTGCAGGAGCGCATTGCGGCGGCATTTGATGATCCTTTGAAGTACCAGCAGTTTATGAGGCTGTTACAGAGGGAAACAGGGTTTAAGGCCTTTCAAAACAGTTTGGGTAACTCTAAAACTGCGGCGCGGTTAGCAAGACAGTCTGATATGGGCAAGGTTCCGACATCTCCAACAGAGGCGGTGGTTAATGCGGCTGGTGATATAGTCCAGCCTGGAATGCCGGAGCAAGTCAGAGACGATGTTGGCAGTGCTGGATTTGCCAGTGGTAGGCAAGCGCAAGATGTGATTCCAAGGATATTTCAGAAATCATGGTTCGATCCAACACGATATGTACCGGATGAGATTATTAACGCAGCCTATCCAACAGCAGGATTGTTGTATGGTCAACAGGTGGGCCGGTTTATGGCCAATCCTTAAACTTAGCATAGAAAGCAAGATTATAAAGGCTTGCCCCGAAGATAACCCCAAGCGTGAAATCCAAACCCATCTCGCGCAAAAAACTGTAAATAAAAGCGCCCACAGCTAGCACAAAAAACAGCACAATATTGATGATGGTTTTGTCCATCTAAAAGATTATAGCACAACCCCAAACCCCGCCTAGCGCGGGGTTTTTTATTGGAGAATTACATGGCAGATGTAAAATCAGATTTGAACGATTGGAGCGTAACAGCAGGCTCTAATAAGCCAACCGATTCAGATATTGTCGGGACAGGGCTTGATGACAATTTAAGGCAGATACAGGCTACCGTTCGGCAATACCTTGCCCACAAGGGTAGTGACATGGCTTCGGCGGCTACGCTTGATCTAGCGACTGCTGACGGTTACGCGATAGACGTTACCGTGGGCGGTATTACGGTTATCACTTCTCTCGGTACGTTGGACGCTGGGCGCACGTTCTTATTGCAGTTTGATGGTGCTGTTACTTTAACCCACCATGCCACGAAATTAATCTGTCCCGGTGGTGCGAATATTGTTACAGCAGCCGGTGATATGTGTTTAGTCGCTTCGCTTGGTTCCGGTAACTGGCGAGTGGGGTGGTATGTTAGAGCAGATGGAAGCCCGGTGAAAATCCTTGATGAGGATACCCTTGTTTCAGATAGCGCAACATTTCCCGCCAGCCAGCAGAGTATTAAAGCCTATAACGATAAATTAAAGAATAATCTCATAATTAACGGGTCTTTTAATGTTGCTCAACGCGGAACATCGTTTACTTCGGCCACAACACCAGCTAACAGCGATGATACTTATTTACTAGATAGATGGGTATTGCTTTCAGACGGTAATGATATTGTCGATGTAACACAGCAAAGCGGTGGCGGGGTAGACGGTAATAGTAATTACATCAGGCTTGATGTTGAAACGGCTAGTAAAAAATTCGGTATTCTTCAGATCATTGAAGGTATTAACTGCGACTCAATTATTGGGTCTACCGCATCATTATCTTTTGATGCAAAAGTAACAGATGCTACGAAACTCGGAGATATTCGTGCGGTTGTGGTGGCGTGGAGCAGCACTGAAGATACCGTTACCAGCGATATTATATCAGCCTGGGGCGCGGAAGGCGCAAACCCAACGCTAGTGGCAAACTGGACAGCAGAAAACACGGCGGCAGATTTAAGCGTAACGACATCTTGGGCTAGATATAAGATTGAAAATATCAGTATTGATACAGCATCAGCAGCAAATGTTGCAGTTTTTATTTATCAGAATAATGTCGCAACAAACGATACTGCCGGAAAGTTTCTTGAAGTTACCAATGTAAAACTAGAACCAGGCGCTAATGCTACGCCTTATGAAGTAGTACCTATAGCAGACACACTGGCTAGGTGTCTGCGGTATTATCAAAACATTGACACTGCCACCATGATTATCCGGGGGGACGCCACTCAAGCCACTGGCGGTCAGTTCCAGTGGGTTCCGTTCTCTACTGAAAAAAGAACAACGCCGACAGTGGCTCTAAATAATACGACTTACTCCAACGGTAGTACTGGTCTTGCCGGAACACCAAAAAAGAGTGGTTTTGAGGCGTATTTTACCGTCACAGGTGCAAACAGTTATATGGTAACTGGCTACGAGGCAGACGCGGAGCTTTAAGGAGAAAAGAACATGAACATAATATCAGTAACAGATGGTGATAGTTATCAGGTAGAGACTGATGAGGGGGCTTACTCTGTGCCAAAGGATGAGGGCAATCGTCATTATGGATTGGTACAGGAATGGCTAGCGATTCCCGGTAATGACTTGTTACCAGAACCACCGGAACCTGACCCACCAACTATTGATGAAGTATACGACCAGACCATACAGAATCAGAAGGTATTGAAGGCACTAGCCCTCTGTCTGAATGATGGGTCTTTTGTGCCGGGGTCTAATCATACCGGGGCGCAGTTAAAAGCCATTGTTAAGGCGAAGATGTGACTTCCGGTCAAGCCGGCGTGTTTATGCGCCTGGGTACAATATTGGTCATGTTAAACCTTACCGTAGTCATGGCGTATTGGGCGGGTCAGTTATCGCAGCGGGTATCGGCCATTGAAGGCAAACGGCATAGCTCGACAGCCGACAGGTGGACAAAACGGGATGACGATGCCCGACATCAATTAGTCATGCACCAACTGACCGAGCTTAAAGCCCTGGCAGAGAAAACCAATACCCTGGTCGAGAAAATGCAGGCCAGCCTATGGATGAGCGGGGGCGAATATGAGAGCCAATGAGCAACAGGTTATTGAAACCAATACGCTAACCGCTGATGAGATACTTGATTTCGTCCCGCCCCTTATACTGGGTGTGGTTGCCGGTAGTGGCTGGTGCTGGCGTAAGCGCAAGAAATGACCCTACTTTCTCAAATTAAACGCCACGAGGGATTCCGGGGATATGTCTATCTGGACAGCGAAGGAATACAGACTGTCGGGTATGGTCACAATTTAGAGCGCCCGATGTCCGAGGAATTAGCAAGCCGTATCCTTGCCTATGATCTGGAGCAGGCGACAAAATCAGCCCGCACCCTTACATATTTCGATGACCTCAACGATCCGAGGCAAGATGCCGTAGTGAATATGATATTCAATCTGGGCCTGAGAGGCTTTCTAGGCTTCAAAAGGATGAATGCGGCCTTATTCCTCCACAACTACGATTTAGCCGCTAAGGAGGCGCTAGATTCTAAATGGGCGGTACAGGTAGGCGATAGAGCGAGAGAATTAGCCGCGCAGATAAAGAATGGGGAATATGCCTCATAATGGAACACTTGATACCTATAAAACGCGAGCATCCGTGGTGGCACGTTCATAAGATATTCAGGAAATATTATTTCCTATCCAGACCATATACCACGGAGTTTCCAGAGTACGGCGAGAACTTAACGGCAGATGTTGGAGTCTATGACGGGAGCAGTGGTGGTTTAGACGATTGCCCTGAGTTTTGGCTTCCTCACGACCAGGCTTGCAAAACAGGTAAATGGGACTCAGGCCGACCAATCACCCGTAAACAAGCCGCCAGCATTACCAGAATCATCGCAGAGAAGGGAAAAGGCAGGAATGCACTCATACGTCATGGTTACTCTTTTCGCGCCTGGTACACCAAATGGGCGACATACTGGTTAGGGTGCAGCAAAGTTAAGGGGCAATAGGCTTACTGCTCCTTAAGGGCTTGCTCCCCTCCCTCCTGCGCCTTGGCTATCTTCAGCGCACACTCGGCAACTACATCTTCAATTTTCTCACCGAACACAAAGAACATGACTACGCCATCATTGTGGATGATGTTTAGATACCACTTGTCCTCGTAGCCTTTAAGGTCAATAAAACAGTCATGCTCATCGGCGTATTTACGCACCCACTCCATTAACGCTATTCCCTCCTGCGCCCCCATCTTCGCCTCAAGTTGTTGGTTGAGGGAGTCGGCTAGACACTTAATATCACCAGTAACTAGTGGTTCCACATTATCAACAACTGCCTTGGTTATCATTTCCTCAGTTATCAGTTTCATCTCTCGCCTCCGGTATTGCAGTAATTACACAATGTTGGTTACGAGGTAGTTCAGCTTCACATCGGGCCATAGCTTCCTTTCCGTCAGAATATATTGACCCATTGATAGGTAAAACATGCCCTAGAAATGCGCCAAATATAAACAGTACAGCAGCAATAATTTTACACTCCAAACTAGTCATTTTCTTGCCTCCAGTATCGCCACTATCGGTGCGGGTGGTAATTTCATCCAGTGGGTTACATCACCACATAAAAAACCTCTTTTGCCACCAAAACAATTATCACCTAAATACATCCCTTTACTGATGCCTGTTACTTCAAAATAGTATAAACATGGTTCATCTTTCTCAGGCAATCTCTCATCCACGCTAATCCATCCAGATGGGCGGGTATCGGTTGTATCGTTGTCTGCTATCTTCTCCAGCGCCTCCCGATAACGCTGGCACTGGGCTTCGAGTTGTTGGTAGTCTGATAACTTCATAGACACCAGTTCATTAGGGTCTGCTATTAATGGTTTACTCATCTCTTTACCCACCGTTTTATATCTGAAAATGGGCGTGTGACTCGTATGGACGTGTGAGGTATGTTCTGTATTCTCGCGCCATCTATACCAATATGGAAAACAACACCCACACACTCTTTTTTACCCTCTTTATATTTAACGCGCTGGTTAATTTTACAATCCTCTTTGTTCACTCCTCTCCCTCCTGCGCCTTCGCCTCTAGTTGTTCAGGTGTCATCATATCCTTAAACTCCTCTAACGGTACATGCTTACCGCCCTTCATAACCCCAGTGCCGTGCAGCAGACAATCATCGATAGCTTTTAGTTTATCCTTATCCATTCTCAGCCTCCCACTGCTTGAGTGCTTTATACGCTACATAATTGCCTTCCTCGTCAAGCATTTTGGCTATTAGTTTTAACGCATCCACCAACGGCTGCACCTTCGCCTCAAGTTGTTGGTTGAGGTATTCTGCTATTTCGGCATCGCTTTTTGGGTATCGAGTGTTTGATGTAGATACCATTTCCTCAGTTATCAGTTTCATCTCTCGCCTCCAGTTGGGCAAGGGCTTGCTTGGCTCTCGCTTCCATTTCTTCCATAGGATGCGGGGCACTGTCATCATTAAAATGAATCGCATATAGCAAGCCTTCGATAGCATCCCTTAAACTGGCATTCTCCGCTTCCAGTTGAATCTTCTCCGAGTGCATTTTAGTATATGCCTCTTGCGGCACAGTCTTTGATTCGCGCAGGTTTTTATTCTCCGCTTCCAGCTTGGCATATTCTAAGTATTTAACCCATTCATCTACCAACTTAAGAAAGTTGTGCATTTTAAATTTATCTACCATCTCTCGCCTCCAATATCGCCACTATGCAATCCTCAATAGCGGCATTGATTTCTGCTTGTGTGGTGCAGTACGCCGTGAAAATATCATTAGTTTCTTTGTTAATCAGGGCATGAATAAAACACTCTTTGGTTGATATCCATTCTTGACTAATCTTCAACTCGAAGCACAGTTGCCGGTAGGTGGTGTCGTTGAGGGTGAATGGTATGGGTGCTTGGTCATGTTCATATACTGGTGATTTATAAACCATGTTAGTGCTTGATAAATAAATGGCGTCCTCATGTCCACAGATAATGGCGCATTCTTTTAGTGTTTCGGGGTTCATCGTCCTAACCACCAATACCAAACATCTATCACATTAGCTCCGGTTAGCTAGGCCGCAGTAACCTATATCAACCCAGTGAGTTCCTTTTGTGGTGTCTTTAGAGTTTTTCCAGACCTCCTCTGTGGTAGTACGCCACATCATGCAATCAGAGGCGATACAACCTTTGTCCCCACGCTTCATAGGGCACCACTTCTTTCTTGCTTCACTCTCTTTCATATCTCTATCCTCTGCCTGAGTAAACTTCCCACATATTCAACAGAACAGGCAACATAGCCCCCAGCATTATGGCTGTGAGCATTAGCAGGAATGTGTGTTCGATGGTCATCAAAATGGTTCATCATTTAGTGGTTTGGAAAACGTCATTCTTTTATGAAGCATTCGAGTCATTTCTACATCTTCTTTGCAGTAATCAAAGACTTCCTCATAGCGACTAGCAAGAACATAATCCCATACCTTAGACCCATCAATATCGCCTTTCCCCTGGTGCCCCATAGCCTTAGCGATTTCGTCCAGCTTACCGCCCTTCCCGCCCATTCCTGTCCATTCGATTTTGGTGTCATAGATTGATGTGTCCCACGGTTTAACATCGTAGGGGATAGATACTTTTGGCTTGACTCCATTAATCACGCACCGCTGCCAGATAAACCGCAGGTCAAATCCTGATATAAAATGACCAATCCAGACGAATGATTCCGGCCTTCCATCAATAGCATATTTCCTTTCAAATAATGCGCTGAAGAATTCCTCAATCAGTCCTTTTTCAGAACCAAGCTCAAGCTCTCTGCCTACGCACTGAGGCGACTCATCATTGAACGCCCAAGAGATGCACAGAATTTCTCCGTGTGTACCACTTAAAGCGGTCTTTCTGTAAACCTCATCAATAGCTTTTTCTTTTTCTCCAGCATATTTTCCTGCGCCATTTTCCCAATCCGAAATGGTCTCAGGTTTTTTCATCTGCGCGGGGTGTTCAACTACAATAGAATCCTTGTAATCACCTTGTGCCGGGATAGTTTCAATGTCTATATATAAATTCATCTTTACCTCAAAGGCGGGGGCCAAGCCCCCGCTGTTAGTTAGAATGGCGGTAAATCGTCATTTAATGGCCCGGTTGGTGCCGGATCATTAGCCGGAGCATACCCTTGCTGTACTGGCGCGGGGTTTCCGGCTGGAATTTGCACTCGAATACCTCCAGTCAATTTACCCCCGAAAGATACAGACGGGTCATTATAAAGAGTGATCTGCTTGCCTCTCCAGTCATCGGTTTCCTCGCTACCCAATACATGAGCGATTAGCTGCCCGTTGGTCATGTTGAGAACCATAGGCTTGATATTTTCCATCCAGGTTAGAATGTACTTGTTTTCAACTGGTTCGCCTTCTTTAGCCATGTTTTTCTGTTCGAGTCCAGATATCGTTACCGTAATAGGAGGCATGACATCTTCCTTTTTAAGATAATTGCTTTCGCTTAGTCCTGATATATTCATTTCTCTGTTCCTGTTAAGTTTAGGTTTGCAGGATGAACCTCCTGCGGGGCATCACTCAATCCGGCAAGCCGTTTGAGATAATTAAATTCGTCTTCAGTTAATACCGGCTGGCACTTAATAAGAATGCCCCATAGATATTCCAATTCCTCATTAAGTCCAGATTCATTTTCTGCGATCATGATTAAAGTCCTGCGTTTCTCGCTCTGTCTGCTAAATTCACACTCCCGCCAAACCTTCCTTGCAAGTCTTTGCCAAGTTCCAGCCCCTCGTTAATTGCCAGCCTGGAACCGTCACCACTTTTCAGGGCTTTGTGGGTCGCATTCCAACACTCATCCCACAACCTGGCAGGAATACCCTCTTTGTCCATTTTTCTTGCAAGGCTTTTCCTGATTTCGTCCAGCCTCGATTTTTTGTTTAATTCCATCTCACTCTCCAATAATCATTTGTACAATAGGGTCGTTGATTAACTCCATCAGAAGAATCAGCCCGATAAAGCTCAAGGCTCCGATCAGATTAACGATTGCGTTTAGTATGCGGTCTTTCATTACATGGTCCCTCGCTCAATCATCTCTGGGTGCGTGTACCCTTTGCCGTCTCCGCAGTTATCAATCCAGAGTAAAAGCAATCACTAATATTAGCGGAATGCTTAATATAGCCAATAATCCTGTGGTCAGTCTTGCGCATAGTTGTTTCATCAGAAATCCCCCGGCTTAGCAAGTCTTTGCCAAGTTCCAGCCCCTTGGCCGGCATCCCGCATATCGGCTTGACTCTCTGAATCAGCCTCGGCGGTATAGCCGTTATAGGCGTCCATTTCCTTTTCCATGTCTATTGCGACCTCCTGAGAAGCGTCATATAAAAGCTCGATTTCAATCAGGTGATCAATGGTAGCTCCAAGCGCCTCATTGCTCCCTGATTCGTAGATAGTCATGAAGGTTTGCCCTTTATCGTCGTTGCCGGTTAAACGGTCTACAACGGTACTGAGGGCGAATAAGACCTTATCCTGGTCAGACTTCCACTCACTAACCAGTTCATTCACTCGCTGGTTGAATTGTTCTTTAGTGTTCATTACACAATCTCACGGCCAATAATTAAGCGCCTGTGCATATCGGGATTGCCGCTAATCTTGAACCTGCTGCGAAGCGTAAGCAATTCGCTGAAAGTGCGAGTGGTATCGAATACGTAACCATTTTTGCTGCGATACGTAACATTAATCTTCATATCTACGCGCTGACTTCCTAAAATAATTTCCATTTTCTTCCCCTTTCGTTTTCCTGTTTTGTTGTCATGTGTAAATCATAGCGCCATCAAAACTATTTGCAACATATTTATCACAATTAGTTTGCATATTCTCAAATTATGCTATTCTTCAATCACATTTAACGAATTGGGGCGCACATGAGCACAACAGCATATGAACGATATATGGACAGCCAGCTAGACCGGGGGCTTGTCCGGGTAATGGTAATGATTCCCGATACGCCGGAGTCACGGAAGAAAATCCAGGCATCAGCCAAGCGTATCCGCAAGCAGGCCGGGAAGCCGCTGCCGAGGGATTAGAAGTACAGCGATTTATTTGATAACAAACCATGAGGAAAATTAAATGAGCAAACCGGAAACAATGATGATTGATGAAGTGAAATATGTACGGGCTGATAGCGTGTCCAATCTTGCAGAGCCGGTTGAGGGGATGAGATATTGTGTAGTTCGCGCATATTCTGCTGGAGTCCATATTGGCTATGTAAAAGAGTTTGGCGGCGATAACCCTCAATATGCAAAGCTAATTAATTCTCGCCGTCTGCATTATTGGGACGGTGCCGCAAGCCTTTCTCAAGTAGCGATGGACGGGGTTAATAGTGCGTCTCGCATTGCTATGGAAGTGCCGGAAATAGAATTAACCGATGTTATCGAGGTTATTCCTTGCTCGGCGAAGGCCGCTAAGTTTTTCCAGGGGGCGAAAGCATGGAAAAAGTAAAGCTGCCTAGTATGCGTTATGGCTATGGCGATGGCTTTGGCTCTAGCTATGGCTCTGGCTTTGGCTCTAGCTCTGGCTCTGGCTCTGGCGATGGTTCTGGCTATGGCTCTGGCTATGGCTTTGGCTCTGGCTATGGCGATGGCGATGGCGATGGCTCTGGCGATGGCGATGGTTCTGGCGATGGCTCTGGCTATGGCGATGGCGATGGTTCTGGCGATGGCTCTGGCTATGGCGATGGCGATGGTTCTGGCGATGGCTCTGGCGATGGCTAAACAAATGAGCCAAACAGACAGAATAAGGAAATACCTGGAGTCGGGCAGACCATTAACCGCTATGGGTGCGCTGCAGCGGTTCCAGTGCTTTCGCCTGGCGAGCCGCATTAACGACTTGCGCACCCAGGGCATGAGCATTGAGACAAAAATGGTTAAGCGCGGGAAAAAGCGATTTGCAGAGTACAGCCACGCACCAATGAATAGAGAGGCAGAAAATTATGGCCACCAATAAAAAAGCCCCCGGTGATTGTTGCAATCGAGGGTGCGAGTAGTACAATGATTAGCGCGGCCACCTGTTTGCAAGCAGGACTGGGATTCATCCCCCAGTAGGCCGCAATTCTTTCGGATGACTCTTTGATGGAGATGCTATGAAACAAGGCTACGTTTATATTCTCA